TATGATTTCCTTATCCGTCAGAATGGTAAAGGAGAGAAGGTATTACATATTTGCTATCATCAAAGAAGTTCGGACTTTGTACAACATTTCGGTAATGATGTATACCTTGCATGGAGACTCATGGAATATGTAGCTAAAGAGGTAGGAGTAAAACCGGGTTATCTGTATCACACAATCGATTCTCTTCATGCTTATAAGAAAGATTGGACATCATTAGCATCTAATCTGGAAGACTTACAAGAGAAATACTAATAATGAGGGATGTATCTACTACTGGTGGGTATGTCCCTTTTTCTATTTATAAATATATGAAGAAAAAACATGTATCATCTTTTCCAGTAATCTTGCGTAAAAGGTTCATGGATAATATACCTGGATTTTCTGGTTATTATGTTTCTAAACGAGGTCGGGTATATACCAGAAGAAGAGTTGGATTAGGTAGAAAATCTAAAACTGGTGTTGGAGATTTAAACAGAGTGGGTTATTGGAGGGAATTAACTAGAATAACTAACCATAAGGGATATTATAGGTTAGTAATACAGGATGATTTCCGTAAAAGACATTATGTACAAGTGTCTAGGTTGGTAGCTTTAGCTTATATACCTAACCCATTAAATAAACCATTTGTATGTCATAAAGATAATAATCCTAAGAATAATTTTTATAAAAATCTTTACTGGGGTACTCAATCTGAGAATATTCAACAATGTGTTAAAGATGGGAGACATCAATCATGCAAACTAGATATGTAATTATTAAGAACAAACGTATGCTTAAAAAAGTTATTGAACTATGTAAGTATACCGGATATGCCAGTGTGGATTATGAAACTGATGGTTCACCAATTTACAATAAGGGTTTTAAGCCAACTATACTCTCAGTATCCTGGATGCCAGGGTTTGGTGCTTCCATTCCTTTAGACCATTTCGAAACAAAAGATTATACTTCACCGGGTTGGAATTGGAAAAAGATGCTAAAGAAATTTGGGGAAGAGGTAATCGAGAATTATGACATTGTAAAGGTTGCATGGAACTGGAAGTTTGATGACCAGATAAACCAAAAGTATAAAATATTCTATAGGGGTACTTGTTTAGATGGTATGCTTGCAAAATATGTTCTTAATGAGGAAAAACCCCATGACCTAAAATCAATGGTAAGAAGGTATTTGCCTGAGCATGGTAATTATGAGAAACAAGATGCTTTTGATAAAATACCTTGGGATAAAAAAGAATTAGACCCACTTTGCCATTATGGGTGTCAAGATACAGATTATACTCTTAGGTTAATGATATTCTTTGAGAAGAAGTTGGTGGATTTAGGTATGTATTCGGTATTCCGTAATTTATTCATGTGTAATTCACGAGTACTAACATCGGTAGAAAAGGAGGGTTTATATCTAGATACTGAGTTCAATAAAAAGCTTTTGGAAGAATATAAACCAAAAATAGATGCTGCTAGAGACGCAATATACGCTTTGCCAAGAGTAAAGAAATTCGAAAAGAAGTATAACCAAGAAAAGATTGATAAATATATTCAGTCTATTGAAGACGAACTTGAAGAGTTAGATTATAATGACCCAAAAGATAAACGGAAGATTGCATCAAGGGAACAGAAAATCTCAAATATCAAAGCAGGTATATTCACAACTAAAAAGGAACAAGAATTAATAAGGCCCATTAATTTGGGTAGCCCAGTTGATTTACCTGCATTGATGTATTCAGAAGATGGCTTTCATTTTGATGTGATTAAGGATAATGAATCTGGTAAACCAAGTACTGATGAAGAAACTCTTACTAACCTTAGGTTAACGATTAAAAAGCCAGATTCACCAAAGGCAATATTCCTTGATAAGCTTCTTGAATTACGAGGGTTAGAGAAAATGTATAAGACCTATATTTATGGATGGTGGGAAAAGGTACAAGATGATTCTAGATTACACGGTAGGTATAATATACATGGTACAGACTCTAATCGGTTTAGTTCTGCAGACCCAAATATGCAGCAGATACCAAAGACATCGGTAGACCCAAATATCAAGAAACAATTAGTTGCTCCTCCGGGATATTTATATATGGCATTTGACTACTCACAGGCAGAGTTAAGAATGATGGCTCACCTATCTGGCGATGAAACCTATCTTGATGCTTTTGCAAAGGGGGCTGACCCTCACTTGGGTATAGCAGCAGCAAAATATGGAGTATCAATTGAGGAAGCCTCTAAAATATACGAAGATGAAAATCATCCTGACCATAAATTATGGAAGACTAGAAGAAAACAAGCTAAGCAAATTGCATTCGGTTTGATTTATGGTATTGGAGAAGCTTTACTTGCAGTAAAATTATCCGACCCAAAAGCTGGTATTATAGTTACTAAAGAAGAAGCCCATAAAGAAATGGCGGAGTTCTTTGAGAAACACCCAAAGATACTTAAGTTCAAAGAGAAGCAAGAGAAATTTCTTCGTAAGCATGGGTATTATACCCAGTTATTTGGTACTAAGAGAAGATTACCCCAGATATACTCAAACGACAAACAAGAAGTTGCTTATGCTATTCGTTTGGGACTTAATTTCCCATGTCAAGGTGCTGCAGCAAATATGACCAACTTCGGAGCTATTCTTGTTTATTGGTTAATGCGACAAGGTAAATTACCCCGTATGCTTGAAGTAGCAACTGTTCATGATGCAGCCTATTTTTACTCAAAGCCTGAATATATTAATACTTGGACTGTTTTTAAAATATGGGATATATTGAGAAACCCCAGTACTAAGAAATATTTTGGTTTTCAAGTTGATGATGTAGATATGTCAATGGACTTCTCTATTGGTAGGTCAATGGCAGAAGAATTACCTTTTATTCCTGGGTATGATTATAGAAAGATGCTTCAACCAGATTTCTCAGTAGAGGAGTATATGGAAGAACATAAGAAGTATAAGAATGTAATCATTAAGGATTATCCTAAATTGTTTAGTAAAGAGATAAAGCAGTATGAGGAAGATTTTAAAGGGAAACTTAGATTGCATTGGTTGCCCTAATTACCATGTTACCAAGAATGGTAAGGTATATTCTAATTATAAGGGTAAAGGTTGGGTAAAATTATCCCTTAATCGAATTAAAAATAACGGATACGTTATAGTTTCTATTAGGGATACGAATGGATATAGGTATACTTATAACATTCATCAATTAGTAGCATTAGTATATGTACCAAACCCAAATAATCATAAGTATGTATGTCATAAGGATAATATAAGAACTCATAATCATTATAAGAACTTATATTGGGGTACTGCTAAGGAAAATACTCAACAATGTATTAGAGATGGTAGGTTTAAATTTTCAGATACAAAGTTAAGTAGACCCGATATACTTCAATTACTTTATGAGTATGATACTGGTATGATAAAAGCAAAACTTGCTAGGAAGTATGGGATATCACCAATGTTAGTATATAAATATATTAAGAAAAGAAAACGTTATGAAGAAGATTTTAAACGGGCCCACTGTATGGAGGGCTAAATGCCCAGTATGTGATTGCGAATTTGAATATGATACCAGTGAAACTTTTGGGGTTTATAATAAATCTGGGGATTATTTTAGGATAGTACAATGTCCTAATTGTAAAACTAATATAAAGCATTCAGATTCAGTATCTACCATTACAGGAGTGAAAAGAGAAGATACTATGTCTACATAAATAATATAAATTTATGGAATTATGGCAACACAGAAAGAGATTGATAATGCAAGTAAGTTAACTGCCCTTACTTATATGGTTGCAGGTTGCTTAGGTTATTCTATCGAAAATTTACTTAAGTATTTAGATGGGGTTAATCTAAGGTTGAGTGGACAAGAAAAGATGTTACTTAATCGATTAAAGACTCAGTTATCTCAAGTACAAACTAATCTTACTACTTTAGAGGGATTGGCTTTTAAAGTAATGGCTACGGATGAGGATGGTAAACTTGCTTATGAAGATGCCACCCATATTTATTGGGCTGCATTTTTAGCCTTACTCGATAGAGGTGGTACTGATAACTTATGCGACTTAAGATTAATGGCTTTGGTAGATAAGGTAAGCATCTATAAATCTCTTCTTAATTTGCCCGGTATGAAACTCTCTTATCAAATGGCTTTTGCTCAAGTAACTAAAGCAATAAGCAAAGGGGAATTTAGTAAAGAAGACTTTAAAAACCTATTAGAAGTTTATGAAGACGGAACTGAAAAAACTAAAGGTTAAATTTGAAGGTAAACTTATTGAGATTGATATCCAAAAAGAATTATCTATTAATGAGAATATCATCAATTCTCAGCTACGAGAATCTCCTTCTAGTTATTATGTACTTGCTTCCCTGAGAGATAAGTATATAAAAGAACGAGATGCTCTAGCAAGGGAAAAAGAAGAAGCTTATTCGAATGCCTGGTTATATTATAAGGATGCTAATGAGAGATGGAATAATGAATACGTATCTCATAAGGCAAACCTTAACAAGAAATACTCTTCTATCAATGAAAGGTATTTGAAAGCTGTAGAAAAAGCAAATAAGTTCATAACTATATGTAAGTGCTATGAGTCACGCGAAAATATATTAAGAACTATTAATGCGAACCTAAGAAAAGGTTAACCCATTGAACTATAAACAATTACTAACTTTTAAAAACAGTATTAGAATATGAATTATTCAATGACATTTATCTCACCTCTTGTAGCTGAGAAATTTAATCAAGAATTACCTGGATGCCCAACAGAAAACCGGGTACTTATTTTATCTCCAAAGGAGGTAAATCAAACTAAATCCGGTTTGATTATCCCTGAACAAGTAAAAGAGGGAGTTCCTCGTAAAGGGGTTGTAGTAAAGAGTGGGGAAATTACCGAAGAATACAAAACCTACCGAGAATTGGTTGCTGTAGGTAGAATAGTTACCTATGGTTTGTATGCAGGTAAAGAACTTGAATTCGAAATGGACAAACTATCTCCTGCTCTCAAACAACTTTTAGAGAAAAACGTTCTTACCGTATTGAGTATGAACGAAGTAGTTTACTCAGAACCGAATAATTAAAACTAATCATTATGATAAAAGACAAGAAGAAAAAGAAAGTTTCATCAGAGGGACTTTCTACAAAAGAAAAGATGCTAGCTAGAAAGAAACAGCTAGAATCTAAGGGAAACGGAAGTGGATTGGTATATCCAAAAGAAGGAACTCTGAGGATGAGAATTAAATCTCCGGGTGATGACCAAGAATTGGGTATCGAAATTATTCAATTCTACCTGGGTGGCAATTTGGGAGGAGTTATATCTCCGGCTACTTTTGATGAACCTTGCCCATTCATGGAGAAATATCAAGAATTGAAAAACTCTAAGGATGAAGATGACAAGGAACTTGCCAAGAATTTGGTGCCAAGAAGAAGATATGTCATCGGTGGTATCATTTACTCAGATGAAAAGGGTAGTAAGGTAGATTACGAAGGCAAAGATAAGGGAGTTTTAGTTCCTCGCTCAGTATACCAGGATATCATTGACCTTTACCTTGATGAAGATGAGGCAGGTGATATGACAGATCCAAAAACTGGATACGATATCAAGGTAATTCGTTCCGGGTCTGGTAAACTAGATACCACTTATTCTGCCCGTGCTTGCAAACCAACTAAGTTGGACAAGAAATATCAAGGTACAATTGACCTTGAGGGGATAGTTCGTTCTCAAATCAAATCCTATGATGAGTTGGAAGATTTACTTTCACAGTATCTAAACGAAGACCATGGGGATGACGATGATGACGATAAGTCAAAGAAGAAAAAGAAAAAGGGAGTTCACAAAGACCATTACATGGAAGATGATGAACCTAAGAAAAAGAAAAGAAAATACAAATCGGATATTTAAGGGTTAGTAATATGGTTTCATTCGAAGGTGGTAATTAGATTCGTTCTGTTATCACCTTCTTTAGTTTAAAGACATTACATTATGGCAAAGAAATCTAAGGTTGGTTTAAAAGTACCAACAGCAAATGAGATGGCAAAGAAATATGGGAGTATGATTAAATTAGCTTCAGAAGTAACTGATACCGATTTATATATACCATCTACTTTCTTTGCTTTGAACTACTTATTCGGTAAGGGTATTCCTTATGGTAAAATCGTTGAGATTGCTGGAGAGGAATCCTCTGGTAAATCTTTAGTGGCTTATAACTTTGCTTATGCTACTCAACAACTCGGAGGTCATGTGATATGGGTAGATGCTGAACAATCCTGGATGAATTCATGGGCTGAAATTAATGGAGTAGACCCTGCAAGAGTAACCATTGTTAATGATACCCGTATTGAGTATATTGCAGACGTAGTGGCAGACTTAGCAATTTATTTACGTTCTCAATTAACTCACAATGAACCGATACTCTTAGTAATCGACTCTATTGCAGCTACTGATTGTACTGATAATATTGATGCTAAGATGGTTGATGGTAAGGCAGAGATGGGAGGTAGAGCAAAGGCTCTTTATAAATACTTCCGTATCAGAAGTGAATTATTCTACAAACTGGGAGTATCTCAGATATATATTAACCAATTAAGAACTGCTTTGAATGTCGGATTTGGAAAAGATAATACAACAACTACAGGAGGTGCAGCACTTAAGTTCTACGCTTCAATCAGAGCTGCTTTCTATTCAGGAAGGTCTGTTACCATTAAACAAAATGGGAAAGAAAGGAAAGCTGGGAAACTTGTCACTATCAGACTTATTAAAAATAAAGTTGCGCCTCCTCGACCTACAATCAGCAAATGCCCTGTATATTTCAATCCTAAATTCCACGAAGTCGGGTTTGACAGATGCTATGCTTTGGAAGATGTATTGGTAGATACCGATGTAATCGAAAAAACTACTGGTGGGTATAAATTGAAAGGTAAAACTCTTGCAAGAGGGGAAGAGAAATTCCAAAAGCTTTTGGAAGAAGACGATGAACTTCGTAGAAAACTTTTACGGAAAGCCGGAGTAAATACCATAGGTACTACTAAAAAGCAACTGGAGAAAATAGAAACAAATCTATTCCCAGTCGATGGTGTAGAATATGAAAACTATTCAGATTCAGAAGAGGAGGAGGAAGACGATGAATAAGAAAGAGGTAGAAGGTATAGAGAAAGTAATTAAAGAGTATCTTAAGAAAAATTTGAGAATGGAATCTAGGGTTAGGTATCTAGATGCTTATAGCCAACCCGAGAATTATTTAGATGTATATCTTGGAGAGGAAAAGATTCAAGAAGTTTCACTTTATGAATTAGATTTTGGACGATGAGCAAGAAAAAAATATTACTGATTGATGGAGAGAATATTCTCCATCAGTCTTTTCATAAGTTCGAAAAACTTAAATCTACCGATGGCAAACCGAGTGGGGCAATATTCGGATTTTTCAAATCTCTACATATGTATCTTACAAGGTTCGAACCGGATGAGGTTTATATTTCATTCGATAATGGTCATTCACCAGTAAGGACGAAGTTATTGCCCAATTACAAGGGACATAGAAAAAATATATCTGTAGATTACGAATCATTGCAAAAGCAAAAGGCAATTATAATGAAAATGCTGGGTATGCTAAGAATTAATTATATCTTCGATAAAAAGAAATCTACAGTATATGAAGGAGATGACTTCTTAGCATACCTTGCAATTAAAAAATTCCAATCCGAGAAAATGATACTTATATCATCAGATAAAGACTTTAACCAGTTGCTATCAAATAACCTGAGGATATATAATCCCAGAAAAGATGAGATGATAAGAATGGATAACTGCAAAGAATTATTCGGTTATCATTCTCATGAAACGGTAGAGTACCTTGCAATGGTTGGAGATACTTCCGATGATATACCAGGGTTCCCGGGTATAGGCCCAGTAAAAGCAAGGAAAATCCTTGATGAGGGTAGAATTGAGAAGTTTATTGCCCAGAGTAAGAACAAAGAATATCTTCAAATATGGAAAAGGAATGAACAGTTAATCGACCTTTTCTGGTTTGTAAGACATAATCCATTGGATAAGTTACCAATTAAGTCAAAGAAGAAGTTTAAGTATGAGAAATTCAAAGAACTTTGTATCGAATACTCTTTAGCATCATTTTTGACAAATGAATTTATAAAACCATTTAAAGCATTACATCATGAGTAAGAGAATTATGTTTGTGGGTCCCTCTGGTATAGGGAAAACTACTTTATCTAAGTATGTAGCTAAGAGAGAAGATCTACCTTTTATTTCTGGTAGTATGTCAGATTTATTACCTGCTACTGAAGGGGTATCACATAATGAAATATTATCCCTCGGTTCGGAGGCAATGTATAAAGCAGATTTTCAACTTCTGAACAAAAGGAATAGGTTATTCAAGGATAGAGAATACTTCGTAACTGATAGGAGTTATGCAGATTTGGCTGCTTATTTTTGGTATAAGCAATCAAGAACTTTACCAGAATGTGAAATGGAACATTTTTTCTGTCAATGTAAGACTTTAATGGAAGATCAATGTGATGTAGCAATCTTCTTACCATTAAATCTAGATACTTATAAGCATTGGTCAATGGAAGATAATGGTAAGAGAATACTTAACAGATTCTTCCAAGTTCAGATATCATCTCTTATGGGGGAATTGCTTGCAAATTGGGAAATACCCACTATTTGTATATCTGAGCTCGATTTAGGTATGAGAACGGAACAAATCAATTACCATTTAGATAGGATATGGGGAAAGAAGTAATAGCAATAGCCTTTTCAGATTTACATATAAATCTATGGGCTAAGTTTAATGAGAACAATCACAGGACCCTGAATAGTTTCAGGGTTTTGTCGATTATACGGAAATTATGTAGAAGGTTTAACTGTCCTGCATTATTTTGTGGAGACTTATTTCATAAGGCTGAAACAATGGACCAAGAATTGGCAGAGATATGTTATAACGAACTAATCGAAGGATTTTGGATATATGCCATATCTGGAAATCATGATATTAAGAAAATAAGTAAGGTTGGTACTAAACCCTTTAGCTGGCTTTATCAAGTAGAGAAGTATGGTATCATGATATTAGATTATGAAAAAACCCAACTATCTTCTACACATAAAGATATTATGGTATATGGGGTTCCTTATATTGATAATAATGTGGGTCTAAGTGAATACTTAAAGAAGTTAGAATTAGATAAAAGTAAAAAGAATATTCTTTTACTACACACCGATTATCCTGGTGCAAAAGATACAGATGGTAGGGAAATAGATTCCGTAGAAAACTTAAATGTGAATGTTCTCAATAAGTTCGATTTAGTATTATGTGGGCATATACACAAACCACAAAGACTATCAAAGAAGGTTTATATGATTGGAGCCCCTAACCATCAGAGGAGAACCGATAGGGGATGTGAATTGGGGTATTGGAAAATCTATGAAGATTTGTCTCTGAAGTTTGTACCTTTGAAAAATTTCCCAAAGTTCATCGATGTAGAAAGGGAAGAGGATATTAATGATGATGGCAATTATTATACGGTAATTCCTCAAAAAGCTAGTACTCCAGTTAATAACAAACATAAGATTACTAAGCAACTTTCTAAGAAGTCTCTAGCAAAGAGATACCTAAGAGAGAAAGGTATTAAAGATGAGGTTAAAACTAATCTATTAATTGAAACACTTAAAAAGGCTGAGTCATGTTAACGTTCTTAAACTTAGAGGCAGAAGGATTTTGTTCAATAGAATCCTTACATCTACAATTAAACCCAACTTGTACCATACTTATCAAGGCCCCAAATGGGAAAGGGAAATCAACTATTCTCTCTGCCTTGGTATGGGCAATATATGGGAAAAACCTAAAGGGTGTTTCTGAGGTAAATACTTGGAAGCAAGTAAGGCCTAAAGATTACAAGGGTACTAAGGTACAAGTATATTTTCAGAAAGATTCTCATACATATAAGATAGTTAGATGTCAAAAGTATGATGAAGTACTTGAGGATGGTGCTAAAGGTAAAGACAGACTTATCTTCATGAAAGATGGGGATATAGTTGATATCAAAGGGAAGGGGAAGATACAGGATTTTATAAACAGAGAGATAGGTTTATCATATACTCTGTTTATGAACTCAATCATGTTTGGTCAGGGTATAAAGAGACTTATACAAGAATCTAATTCGGATAAGAAAAAGATATTCGAAGAAGTATTTGACTTAGAGTTCTTAAACCTTGCTAAAGGCATTGCATTACAAGATAAAAATAACTTGATATCTCAAATAAATGAGGTAGAGCATGAGTCTCAAATGCTTAAGAAAGAATTAGAGGCTAACAAGGAAGCTTACTTCGATATGAGAGATAGAGAAAAATCCTTCAAGCAAAAAATCAAAGAAGAAAGAAGAGAGTTAAGGAAAGATAGAGAAAAGCTAACTAAGCTACTAATTGAAAAACAAAAACAAATCAAGGATGAAGTAGATGCTTCGCTTCAGATAAAGATTAAAAAACAAAATGAACTAATCCTTGATTTGAGGAGTAAGATAAAAGATGCAAAGAATTTATCGAATGTACCCCTTAAGAAAGTAATCAAAGAATTGGTAATACAGTTAGAAGCCGGTCACTACAAACGTGCGTTACGTGATGCTAAATCAATATATAAAGCGTTTTCTGACCTTGACAAATATGATAAAGAGTATCAAGAGGCTTTAGAAAGGTTGGAAGAACTTAGTAGTGTAAATGATAGGTATAATAAATTAAAATCAGACTGTGATGATATTGCTTCTGATATTGCTTCTATTGACGAAGACCTGGCTAAGCTTAAGCAAGAAAAGCTTAAGGTCATGTCTCCAAAGTATAAACAAAAACTTAAGGAGATTAGGAAGAATTTACGGAAGGTTGATGAAGACTTTCACAATAAAGAGTTAGAGTTAGAGAATTATAACTGGTTAATTAATGACCCATTGGGTAATAATGGGATTAAGGCTTACCTATTTGATTCATCACTTGAGTTCTTAAATAAATGCCTCGATAAGTATTCAGAGGTATTGGGATTTAGGATCGAATTTAATATTGATTTGGGTACTGCTAGAAAAGAATTTGTTACTCTTATTGAAAGGGATGGGATGATTATAGATTACGATGAACTATCAGGTGGCGAGAAACAATTGGTCTGTGTAGCAATGGCTTTTGCAATGAATGAGGCTTTAACTGCCTCTAAGGGTATTAACTTAGCATTCCTTGATGAGGTATTTGAATCACTAAGTTCAGATAACATAGAAATAGTTACTTCCTTAATACGTTACATTTTCAAAGAAAAAACTTTATTCTTGATAACCCACTTAGATTCTCTTCCTCTAGGTAATACTAAAATTTTGCAAGTGGAAAAGACTCAAGGCCTGAGTAGGTACCAATTACTATAAAGTTATAAATTAATTATAACAAGACAGGATTATGAAAACCTTTAGTAATTTATACTCTGCTATAAAACATGGTAGAAACATAATACTTAGGCCTAAATGGAAACCTAATGTACCAGGTCATAAGTATTATGTTTCTAAAAATGGTAGAGTTTACAGATATCTTGGGGATTTCAAATGGGTAAGGATTTCCGTATATTCGGATGGTAAACCTGATAGTTATTTAAAGTGTAAGATAGATTTAAAATCTTGGTTATTACATCGTCTAGTAGCTACTATTTACCTTCCTAACCCCGATGGTTTACCCGTAGTAATGCACCTTAATAATAACAAAAGAGATTGCAGAGTTAAAAATCTTAAATGGGGCACCGAGTTAGATAATACTTTACAGGCTTGGTTTGATGGTTGTTTACCAACCCCAAATAAGATTATTTATTATAATGATGTACATAACCTTTATAATCAAGGTTTAAGTGTAAGAGAGATAGCTAACATATTACCGATTCATATTTCTTCAGTTCGTAGAATCTTGAAAGGTAAGGGTCTTATTAAGTATAAAGATAAGTTTTGTTATGTCAATAAACAGCAAAAATAAGGGTTCAAGATTCGAAAGAAAGATAGGTGCTTGGTTTACAAAATGGACCGGGTACAAATTTGAAAGGAATAGAGCGGGGAGTGGAGCTTGGCATTCAAACAAGGACTCCACTTCCGATTTAACCTGTACTGATGAAAGGCATGCTCATAGATGTAAGATATCCATAGAATGCAAGAATTATAAAGAGATTAAGTTTGAACATCTACTCTTAGGTAATAAGGGATGCGATATATTGAAATTCTGGGAACAAGCTTCTAAGGATGCAAAAAGAGCAAATAGAGTTCCTATACTCTGTATGAGATATAATTCAATGCCCTCAGAAGAATTTTTCTTTGTAGTTGGAAAGGATTTATCTTCCGTATTCTATAAACCCCTATTCGATAAAGCCAATATTATGGTAATTGATGTACCAAAGATAGATGAGATTCTTTATGTATTCATGGCTAGTGACATATTGAAGAATGTAAACTATAAGTTAGTACATAAACAAGCTAAGTTAATTATTAAAAACCGGTAACCTATGAAGAAGCATACCCCATACTCATATTGTATATTTTACCTTGAAAGGAAGTACTGTGATAAAATCAATAAAGAACTCAAAGAAAAGGGGTATGACCAAATCAAGGCAATTATTCCTATGGTAAACGTATTAAGAAAAACCACAAAGGGTAAGATGGTATTCGAAGAAGTACCAGTATTATTCAATTATGGTTTTATGAGAATGCCTACTAAATTAGCATTCTCAAGGCCATTTCTTAATAAGTTACGTAGGAATATATCTGGTATCAGAACTTGGTTACGTAATACTGAGACAATGCACCCAAGAAAGAAAAAGGTAAGGATTGACAATGCCGAAGACTTTGATGATTTTTCTTTAGTGGCTACTTGTAGTAGAAAAGAAGTAAGGCGATTTAAACGTATTGCTAGAGAGAATAAGAAGTTTTCAGTGGATGATTTAGTCAATGTAAAGCCTGGAGATTACTTAGTATTACGGGGTTATCCCTATGAGGGAGTAGATGCTACAGTATTAGAGGTTGACCATCTTTGTAAAAGAGTAAAAGTTCTTATATACCCTGAAATGGGAAGAATGGAAGTATGGTTACCTTTTGACAACGTTATCTATAGTGTATATTTAAATCATGACCCAGATAAGCTTTATGCTAATTCTGGGGAATATGACCCTAATCAGATAACCAATGAAGCAATTGATAGTATAATGAGATATAGGAGAATTTAATGTTATGAACGAAGCTCAACAAAAAGCCTGGAGTTGTTTAATTGATAAAGAACAACAATCATTATTCCTTCAACTATCAGAAAGTAAATCTTCATGGGAAGCTAGTGAAATTTTAAAGTTATCTCATTACAAGTATCTTGAAATCCGGGAACGGTCAGAGAAATTCTTTAGGCTATTCTCGGATTTTTTTGAGAAACACACTTCTATTTTTCGACCAGATTGCCCCTGTGAGAGGAATTTCCAAGATTATATGGAGGGATGTTTAGAGAAACGATTAAAAAGAAAAGAAGCAAGCTTATTCACAGGAGACTCGGCTCAATTACTCCCAAAGGTAAACTCTAAAAATATAGAGAGAAACATGAAGAGGTTAAAGGAGTCTGATGATGAATGGGACATAGATACTCTAAGATTAATTCTTGAATTTGATAGGTGGAATAACTTTAGAATACTTCCAAGGATGCTACAACAGCCATCTGCATTTAAAAGGCGGTCGAATAAGAAGGTTAAGATATATATCAAATACCTACTTAATAGGGTACCAGATTGGATGCACACTAAACTCAAGGAAAGGTTTAGGTATAAAGTAAAACCAGGAAAGAAAAAGTATTGGGTAGCTTTAATATCTGAGGACCTATATACCGATGGTTATCTATTGTTACCAGTAAGACCTTTGGATGAAGTAGTAGATGAATTCAGTAGATTTTACATGTATGTATTCAAAACTAAAGATGATGCTGATACCTTTGGTTTTATGGTATCTAAGTTTATGATTAAAACCGAATCTGTTAAGCTTGGACAAAAATTCTGGCCAGAGTACCGTTGCTGTGTGGAAAGAGCAGTAAACTATAATCAAGTGAACAACATAGAATTCAATATTAAGAAATTGGATATGGCTTATAACACACATATCAAGAGAAAGCCTAAAAAACCTAAATCCACTGCTGCGAACCGAGCAAAAACCTCGGATTTTTATAAAAATAAATAGAGAAATAAGATAAGATTAAATTATTTATTCTTATATTTGCAAAGAAAATAAATGAATACTTTAAAATATTAATGATATGGCAAAAAAGAGTAGAAAAGACATGAAAGCTCCATCCAAGGAGAAATCAAATTTCCTTGGTGCTTCTGGGAGAAACATGACTTATAAGGATTTAAAGAGAAAGGCTATCATATTAGGGATGCCTTTCCCTGATGCTTGTTCTGCTGGGGTATTTGACTTATTACATTATATCAATGTATCAGAAGAAAAGCCCGATAAATCGTTAATTGATAAATATGACGATTGGATGGATAAGCAATTAGAAAATATTGGGTATTCGAAAGATGACCCATTAAGAAATTCTCGATTAAGGCTTGGGTTTCTCGGAGAAGAAGGGGAAAATGGGCAAAGAAGAACCAAACGAGTTCCTGGGATAAAGAAACCTCGAGAAAAGAAACCACCAAGAGAGAGGGATGAATTTAATCTTATCAAGGGTACAAAGAAATCTTATGTATTCGAATTAACTGCAAAAGGTTTTGAACTTGATAGAGTTATTCGGAGAATGAAAAAGAAATTCCCCGAAGCAAATGAGAAATCTATCAATCTTTGGTATAGAATGGCAAAGAGGAATATAAATGGTAAAACTAAAGGAAAGTAACAACGGACCCATACGACCAGATAGATATTATATATGGACTTGGAGACCAGATACTACCAATAAGATTGTTACTGAAAAGAAATTATATAGGAAACATCTAACCGGTATACCATACTTTACTAGACACCAAGTAAAGGTTACCTTAGTTTATCTTTATGGTGTAGATGTTCTTCAGTATATCCATATAATATCTGGGAGGAAACTTATAAAACAAGGCATTAGAGAATTATCCGATATGAATGGTAAACTTCTTAAAAAGGGTAGTACTAAATTCTGGTTTAAGGGTAAATTCGTAAAAGCAAGGAAGTTCATAATGCCCGATGAATATCACATAGATAAACACCGACGAAGAAGATTTATGGTACAAATGCACCGAGTCTTTAAGTCTAAAGGAAAAAAGGAATTCAATGAAAGGTACTCAATCAAACTCTATGGACAACGGCAAGGCATATCTCCCAAGTATACAAGGCAAAAGAGATTACAAATCAATCTTGCTATCCTACAGGATTTACAACAGGCTGAGTCAAGAGGAGAAACATAAATTCAATCTGTTATTCCTGCAGTATCCTCCATTGGTAAGTTCATTGGCTTTATATTTAAGAAAGAAGATGAACATCCCAATACAAAAGGTACTATTTATCAAAGCACAAAGGGATATGCTTGAAATATTCGATGAGGCATCACTTAAATTTTTAGGGTATTTGCCTAAAGAAAGGTTTATTAAGAAGTCTCTATTATTTCAAGGGTTTGTTCCATTAGAGAGTATTAAACTTAGAAGGTCTTATGCTTATATAATGACAAATAGGATGATAGAAAATAAAATATGGGTCTACCCAATTCGATTATCCGATAACTATAAAACAATGATAAAAGGGAAATACAAATCCCATACCGAAGTATTTGGGAAGGTGGGTATTCCTGGGATAACTAAAATTAAATATAGCAATGAATAATAACGAAGGTTTTAAAATCACAGCACATCAACCAGCAAACCCATTTGCAGGTAAGAAGTTTAAGATAGTCACTTATCAAGGTGACAAGGAACTTGCCTCTCAGGCAATAACAATTGAATCTCAATTAGAATTAAAGACAACTCTAGATGAGATAAAACAATTCAATATTGCTCAGGAGGAATTAGTAAAATCTGGGTATACTCAGAAATCCATACTGGTAAAGAAACTTATAACAGAGTGATATAAATAAATTATTAACCAACTTAAACATTACGAAAATGGCTAAGAAGAAAAAAGAAGTGGAACTGAAAGAAGTTTCCAGAACAGAAATCAATGGTGCAATCATCATTAAGTACGAAGACGGCTCAGTAAAGATTATCCCTGCTCCTATCATGCTTTCTGCCGAAGAAGCCGAAGACCTTTTCGGTTCTGAATCCGATGACGAGGAAGAAGAAGAAGAGGAAGAATCAGACGATGATGATGATTCCGAAGAGGAAGAAGAAGAGGAATCGGATGATGACGATGATTCCGAAGAGGAAGAAGAAGAGGAATCGGATGATGACGATGATGATGATTCCGAAGAGGAAGAAGAAGAGGAAGAAGAAGAGGAAGAACTGACCGGTGAAGAACTTGCCGAAATGGACTTCGAAGAACTTGAGGATGTCTGCGACGACAAAGACCTTGAAACTGACCCAGACGATTACGATGAAGACGACGTCGAAAAACTCCGTAAAGCAATTGCCAAAGAACTCGGTCTCAAATTGCCGGCAAAGAAAGAAACCAAAGGTAAAGGCAAGAAAGGGAAAAAGTAATCTGGTAACTGTATTCAAGATTTAAAAGAAGGTAGGGAAATTTCCCTACCTTTACTATCAACTATTAATAAACGTAGAAGTTTACTTATAATAACCATTAACTTATAAAACATTAAAAATTATGGCAACAAAGAAATCAGACTCCAAGAAGAAAGGGGATAAGGAAAAAGACCCCGAAAAAGAAGCTAAACGTAAAGCTCGTCAAGAGGCACTCAAGAATCGGCCGGCTGAACAACGCCCTAACAGCAAGCAAATCGACGTTATTGCCATTAACGACAAATCCAAGGTAATGAACTTTGGTTATGCCGTTAAGAACAAGGAAGGCTATCAGGGTGTAGTGGTTACTTCTGTATTGGTTACGGATGGCAAACCGGTATCAACTTCAGTTTCATTCGTTCCGGGAACTCTTACCGTTAAGTCTAAGAAAGGACATGGCGTTATTTGTTCTCCGAAAAACAAAAAGGCTAAGGAAGAAGAAGAGGAAGAATCAGAAGATTAAACTCTAACTTACTAACTACTATCCCATATGTCTGCTATATAAATTTAGAGTTTAAGTTCATATGAATAACATCTACACTTAGGACGTTGTTCAGCCAAAAGCTCATTGCCTGCGAAGGTAGTGGGCTTTAATTTTTTTATACCCATGGAAGAAGAGAAATTAGCAATTCGAAAGAACATTCGAATACTTGCATTGGATAATCTAATAAATACTTATACTGATGCACTAGAAGATAAAGAATTAAACCTGGGACCAGATGAAAGGGAACTTGCCATCAATATAATAAATGAGGCAAGAGAAATGCTATCAGAAGAAACTCAGGAAGTATCTAACCAAGTAATGCAAAGACCCAAATGGAAAAAGACTTAAGATTATTAGTGGGAAACATTAATCAAACTCTCAGAGAATTAGATTATGTTTCGTACCTTAAAAAGGTAGCTCTTAGTAAGGGTAAGAAAGGCGAATACCAATCCCATAGGTTGAAGAGTAATTATCTGAAAAGAAAACTCATATCTCTTAAAGGAGCACTGAATAAAAAACTTCATGGGACTTATATTGTTGCCCAATTTAATTTTATAAGGGGGGAACAGAAAGAAACTTTTGAACAAACTTTTACGGACTTATCGCAGAAAGAGGTAGAAGATATACTTCAACTCGAGGCAGTTTTAAAACAATGCAGTTTAGAAATCCTAGAAATTAAAGAAATCCCAACCCAAATTAGGAAGGTATAACTATGGTATTATGTAAATAGGAAATTTAATTATTCACCTAATATAAATGAAAATGGCTAAGAAAGACGAAAAGAAGAGTAAATCGGAATCCAAGACTCCAGAACTCACAAAGGCTAAGAAAGCTTTGGATGCTTACCTTAAAGAGAACAAGTTGGACCCTACTAAGGATTGGACCAAAGACAAGAAACATGGTAAAAAGGTTACCGAACTTGTAAACAAGCTCAATAAGGAAAGAGACAAAGTTGCTGCTGCCTATCCTGAAGCTGACCAAGAGAACAACAAGAAATTGGTAAAACTCCAGGAAAAAGAGAAGAAGGAAAAAGCTGAGAAGAAGGCTGCCAAAGAGAAAAAGGAAAAGAAAGGAAATGGCGGTAGAACAGCTACCAAATACGATTATCCTCTCATCGATGGCAGAGAAATGATTTCGGCTGAGAAGAAAAAATATCGTATGGAGCAAAGAAAACTTGCTTCAGGTAAGGCTCCCAAGGAGGAAAAGGAAACTAAGAAAAAGAAGGAAGAAAAGGTAAAAGAAAAACCGGCTTCCGATAAGAAAGATAAGAAGGCCAAAGACAAGAAGAAAAAGAAGGCCGCTAAAGAAGAAGATTAATAAGAGCACTTTTTACTTTTACTTATCATATTTTTGAGTATTCGTTAATAATGGTAGAAGGCCTGGCAATATAAAAATTGTTCAGGCCTTTTATTTTCTAATTAAGTCGAAAATGGAACAAGAAGTATATAAACCAAAACTTAGAATCACTACACTATCAGAGAATGGTACCCCATTATCCGATAGGTTGGTAGATGCCTATACCGAGATGAATTCAGGTCCAAAGGTACAGCATAACGGTCCCATAAGAGTAGAAGTAACTCTTACTAATAAACAAGATATTGATAACTTCAAAGAATACTTAGATAGGTTATCTGGTACATTGCCTGCTAAGGCACCTAATGTTGGCAGAGGAAGACCTGCAGGGTCTACAACTAAGGAATTGGAATCACCAAGGGAGGACATTCTTGCAGATGTAGAGAAAATGATTGAAGAGGGTAAAAGCCAACAAGATATTATTAAATATCTTAGGGGATTGGGATTTGTATTTATCCTTACTGAGGACTTTCTATTTCACTTTCCTGGATTTGAGTTCAATAAAAAGGATGTGGGAGAAGCAACCGACAATAAGCAATATCCAAATTCATTCTCTTGGATGGCAAGATGTATCAAACGAGCTAAGGACCCAAAAGCAGATAAATTTGACCCAATGGTAATCTTTGGTTTTAGCATCCTTGGGGGACCTTCGAAAAAGATTATCCCCTATCTCTATAAGGAAAGGAAGAAACCATTAAGGGCCCAAGTTGGTAAAAACGTAATCTCCTTCTCTCAGGCAGAATTCACTAAACTTCCAAAGTATATGTTAGAATCCGAAAGGATTAAGTTCTCTACTGAACAGAGACAATTGCTTTTAAGTCCCGAAAAGAAGCCTTCTAAATTCTTCCTAAGATGGGTAAACGATGCTATATTTCCAGACTCCATAAAGGAAAAGATGGAAGAAATCAAGAACCGCTAACACTTACCTCCGTATTTATTAAAAGAGTATTTTATATAAAATAATTTTAGTATATTTGCATATAAAGAAAATTTAATTATGGACAAGGAAACAAAAGACATCGTAAAGCTCATTGCTGGTATTCAAATTGAATCACTCAACTCAATCAAAGAGGATGTTAAAAATGGGAATGATATTGCCCAAGACTTAATCAAAAAACTCCTTCAGATTGAGGATGACGAAATAATTCGAGCACTAGATGAGCACATTGAATTATACGTAGAAATTGAGAATACTCCTCAACTGATAAATATGCTAAGTGAATACCAAATGATGGTATGCTCTCACATATTATTCAGAATGGAAGATGAATGGGTACATACTAATTCTCAGGGAGTACTTGGTACCTGGGCAATATTCCAGAGGGCAAATCTCAAATTCCACCCAGAACTAACACTTTTAAAATTTTAATATAGACATGGAAAAGAACGAATACTTAGAATCAGTAGAAATGAACACTGGAGTCGAAATGATTCCTTGCGAATCCTCTAATATTGAGGGCTTTGGTTATGACTCAAAGAAAAAACAACTTTGGGTTGCTTTTAAAGGTAATCGAGTTTATCGCTATGATGGTGTACCTTACGAAATCTGCAACGGTTTACATCAAGCAGAATCAAAAGGTAAATACCTTGCAAAGAACATTAAAAATAAATTCGAAACTACAGGTTATGAACTCAGAAACTAAATTCATATTGGGCCTGGTAACCTTTGGGGCAGTGATTTACTTTATTGGTGAGAATAGAACTCATCCAGTAGAAGTGAGCACTGCTCCTTCTCATTTTGAAAGTCCCATAACCAAGTTAATCTCTCTTCAAGATAGCATGGGCATTAAACCAAAAGAAAGGGAGCAAAAGAAACAATGGTATAAGTATAGGGTAGAAATAGAAACTATTCCAGAAAATCAAATCTATAAGATTGAGAAATCTGGATACCAGCAATATGAAGTTTCTAGATTGGGTGAAACTTATTCCTATGTAACCTACGAATTTACCTCAGACAAGGTAATGACTACTCAAGAAGCCTATGACTTCGTAAAGAAATATCCTGAAAGATGTACAAGGGTACCCAATACATCACAAGATAACATTTACGATAAATATAACGAGGATTATGAAGATTACATAAATGACCCAGAGGATGAAATTAACTATCCTCCAGAAATCTTCGACTTCTTAGCCGATTAACCCGAGCAAATAGAAAATAATTCAAATAAAATTTTTCTATTTAAAATAAAGTTCTTATATTTGTATCAGAAAAAGAAATTAATCATTTTACTAACATTTTAAATATAGACGTTATGAAAAAGAATGAAACAAAGGTTACTAACCTGGTTGCAACTAAGGTTGCCGAACAACTTGAAGGAATTAAAAATTCTAAGACTGCTAAGGCTTCTGCTCCTAAGGCCAAAAAGACTAAAAAGGAATTGGTACAAGATGCTCAAGAAGCTGCCACTAAGTTTGCCAATGCTAAATTGGTAGAACTCTCTCCTAAAACCAAAACTTCAAAAAAGGAACAGGTTGTCAAGGAAGTTAAGGAACAACAAAAACCCTCCATCATCGAACAGGTAATTTCTAATCGGGAAGTTAAATACGTATACCCTGCCGATGTAGTTGATACACTTGCTCGGAAGAAATGGAGACAACAAACTCGAAACGAACTCCATCGATTGGAACTTGCAATGGCTCGTATCAAAGATACAAACTCTAAGGAATTCAAGGCTGCTGCTAAAGCATACGAGGACTTTAGAAAGAAAGTCCTCAAACCAGAACAAGTTGCATAAACCTTTATTAACCAGGTGCCCGGGATAATTACCTGGGCATCTCAATTCATACAAAATGGATTACACTATCTTCTCTGATAAAGAGATGCTTAAGCAGGACAAAGAATTGGTAGAATTACATAAACGATGTTGTAAGTCCTATTTAATCCAACATTCACTTAAGCACTCCAAGATTAAGAAGTTCTTTATCGTTTACGATTGGTATATAAATACTGATAATGTAAGGAATTTCTTTTTCAGGCCTATAAATCTTTTCATTCAGGCATTGCTTTTAGGGCAACTTGATGAAATATCCGATTACATTAATCCTAACAAAAATGGAAAACGAAAAAAGAAACGAACCAGAAAAGTATAACGTACTTTATTGCAAAGGCAAATATCAGTATAAATCTAAATATCCCCAAATAGAAACTAAACATAAGGTTATCTATGCAGGGCCAGTAGAACCAATGGCACCCATCTGGGATAATGTATCAGATATATTAAGGAAATCTGATAGAATTTGTACTGAATCTCGAAGAGAATTAAAGAAGTTAGAGGAACGTTCACAGAATAACCTTTACTTCAAGAAAAATGGTATTACCCATATAATCGTATACAAATGTTTAGAGAAATAGTTAAAGACCTATATATAGGCAAATCGAAGTTAACCATAGAATGTAACCAAAAGGAAATACCCCAAACTACTCTGGTTCAAGACATATTACAGAATACTGGATTTACGGGTAATATGCCCGACTATGGTACCTATGGTAATTTCAAGGATGGGAAATTTGAGATTACTCCAATGATGCCTAAGCATTGCTTATTTATTACTGGAGTACCCAAAGGGGCAATCCTTGATAATTTCAGAGTTAGAAGAACATATTGGTCCTCTTATTATGAAGATGATGTAAGAGGGTACTTATTTCAAATTACAGATGAAAGTATACCTCGTTTAATAATCACAAATTAAATCTATATGGAAGCAATCGATTACGTAAAATTATTTAAGCTCGACCAAGAGAATTATGATTTTAAAAGGGAAGAGTTTATATCCGAATTAGGTAAAGAATTTCTAGATTATTGCCAAACCACTACAATTGGGATAGATAAAAAGACTGGCAATATATACTACTACCGATTTAGGGAAATAGTTAAGAATTTCGAAACTAAATTCTGGGCAATCTCAGAACTTAAAATAGGAGAACCATTAACTCAGAAATTATGGAATGCCTTTTTCGCTACTCAGGTAGTTCCTTTAAGGCAAAGATTATTCCCAAAGGTTCAGAAATTAATCGAAGAGCAAAAGGGGATAACCCATAACCGTAGTAAACAAGACAAAAAACCTACGAACCCTAAAAAGGCAAACTATGGCAAGGGAAATCACAGACCTGCATGGGAATAAATTTAAGGTAGGGGATTATAAACTTTGCCTTGATATCCCCATCACTGGGAAAGGTAATTTAGTATTCACCAGGGACCTAATCTCTGGTGAAGCTTTTAATTTATCAGTAAGTAAGAAAAAGTATAAGGGATATTTCTATAACCTATCTTTGAATCTGTATATAAGGTTCGATTTAGAATATATGGGTTATGATGAAAGTTCCGATATCAGAAAATCTAATTTGTATGTCAGAAAAAAGAAATAAGATAGTAAGATTCCCAAGACCTATGGGGACTACTGCAATGGCATTAGAGTATCAGAAACATCCTGATGATACTTTATTGATGAAAATACATAATTATATCATCAATCAATGGCTAATTGGGAATGGTGTATTATGTGGTATCACATACGACATAAATACATTCTCATATCGTATGGGTATAGATATCAATTACATACGTGTATTTATGAGAGATAGGCTATTAAGCTCTAGAATATGGGATAAAGAAAAGGCAGAAGATTTACTACAAGCATTAATGGGAGAACAACTAGCATGGGCTTTGGAAGACCGTATGGAAATAGCCCATCAGGTTAATATCCTAAGAGAATCTCAGGGAGGGAAATACGTACCGTTTATATCTGCCGAGCTGGGAAAGGCCCTTAAATTAAAGCTTGAATCCTCTACATCTCTGCAATCAATAGTACGTAATCTTACTGGAGGAAGTACTACAAATATCTTTGCCCAATTTAATCAACAGAACAACGTAACACAGCAAAATGCAATCACCGTTGAAGAGGCACGTCAAATCGTATTGGAATCACAAAGGGTATTAGATAAACCAGAAGAGGCTAAACTATTGGAGGATAGGTATGACATTAAGTCTCTACCTGAAGTAGTTGCTACTAAACAAGAAGGAGTAGATACAAGTAAAGAGGGTCTTAACCTTAATAAAGCAGAGTTAATGCAAATTACTGATGATTATAAGGGAGCTATGTCTTCATTCTCTAAAGAACATCATGAACTACGTAGAGAAATCGAAATGCGTATAGACCCAGACGAAGAAGACCCAGAGTTATACCAATATGAAGACTTTGAGGAAGAAGAGAAAGAGGACGGCTCATTTGCATCTCAATTCCTCCGAAATAGTAAGCTTCCATAGTTATATCCGGATATTGCATATTTAAAAAGAAAGAATTATATTTGCATATCAATTTTAAAATAGACAAAAATATGGAACTACCAAAGACATCTTACAAAGAGACTCAGGTTAACAAGGTTAATCAGGGTACATACTTTAAATTAAAACCAACTGATACTGCTCCAGTATGGGTAAGAGACCATTATGATAAATCATCTAAGACTTATGCTTGCCATAAGTATGATGACTCAAATCACGAAAAATTTCTCAAGGGAACAAGGAAAATATACATTGACTTTACATTTTAATCACATGAACTTATTTAAACGAAAGAGATGCTGTAGTGAACTCATTGCCCTTAAAAATGGCAACTTAATATTCAAATTGAGTAATACTCATATCAATGCTGCTTATAATACTTTACAGGCAATAATGAGGAAATCTGGTATATTCGATGAGAATCTATATTTCGATGTCTATCAGGAATATCGGAAACATTATGCTATATACGACGTAGTACCATCGTTGCTAAGGTATAAGATACCCTTGATATTTTCGGGTAGATACCCAAAGAAACTATTCGATAATCAGTTTACTTTTGAGGAATTAATACCGAATAATTTGGTATATCATAGTTTACCCGAAAATTTTAGATTACCAGAAAGCTTAGAGAAAATTCTTTTAGAAGTAAGAAAAAGGGTATCTGCTTATATAGACCAAGAAGATATATCAGACCAGGGTTATAGGGATTTGGTTCGAATGAATTTCGTAAAACAATGGGATGTATTTAGAAAGGACCCATCTCTTATAGATTGCTATATGGATGCTCAATTGGGCATGCTATATATGTGGGCTAGAGTAGAAAATAAAACAATCGTAAAGAATATAATCGAAAGAACTCAAGATGAACTAGCTCAAGAGTTCTTATCTAAATATCAACAAAATGGAGAATAAAGAGAAATTTGCTTTCCGAAAGGTTAAAATGTCGGAAGGTGTAGAGGTAGAATTTATTAAATTACTTACCTCAGTAGAGACTAAAAATGATGAGGATGTAATTAAAGCTTTTAAAGTTCAATTATCCTCTGGAGTATTAACTTGCCATGCAGAAATGTTATCTAGAACACCAAGCCAGATAATATTTCAAACATCCCAGTTCAGTAAACCCTATAACTTTTATAAAAACTGGGAACTATGGGTATTCTCTAATATCCTGGGTGTATGGACTTTAAATAGGTTTAGGATATGATTACAATGAAAAACCTCCAAGTAGAGGATATAAAAGATGAATGGTTATATAATGCCTTAACACAGGGCATCAAGGAATGTATAACTGCTCCAGTCCTAACTTTGGACCCAACAAAACCCGAACCTATTAAGAGGGCAGAAATGATATTAGAGAATTTCTCTCAGGAGGGTTCTCCAGTAGTAGCTACAGTAATTGCCCCAGGCAATTTCATACAGATGATATTACCGAAACATGAGATACTTCTCTCGGTAATGTTTATCTATAAAGAGAGAAATACCTATGTACAACTCATAATACAAAAACTTGCTTATGAACGAGAAAAGATTACCACCAAAACTAATGGTTCTGTTAGTAGTACTGAAGGTTGAAAAGGTATATAAAATACCTCTCGAATCAGGAATAAAATTAGACCACCTAAAGGATTTCAATACATTGAGGAGAATCCTTACACCTTTAGTACAACTATATCATGGAGTAGGTTTTGATACTAGACTTACCTATGATGAATTTAGTATCTTCATTAATGACCTACAACATTTAGGGTATGAAGAGTTTAATAAGTATTCCTCAGGTATACAAGAATTGGTAGAAGCAAAACCCATCACTGAAAATGACCAGGATATTAGGGAAATACGGAATGGGTTACTTACCTCTCTTAAATCTCAGGAGTTATCAGAGATATTAGCTACTAAACTAAAGCAAGCCATACATGAAATATTTGAAAACGAAAAGAAGAAAGGTGGACTAATGTACAAGGAACCCTCTTTAGAACCTATGGAGAGTTCAATTATAAGAGAGGCTCTATATTTGCTAACTCCCCAATTACCTTAATAATTGAAAGGCAGTCTAATCCACTGCCTTTCTTAGCGTATACACATCCTCAGCCTCCTTAAAAATAAAATAGATATATTTTTCTATAAAAATAAAAATGCTTATATTTGCATATCATTTTAAAAATAGACAAAAATATGAAAACGAACTCAGTAACTTACAATCAAGCAGACGAACTAACTAAGGTAGTTCGCAATTTCTTAGAAAAGAAATCTACATTTGAACTTGACTCTGATGAACAGGGTAGTCTTCTTAATTTCCTAATGGGACTCTTAATCAAACTAGAGGATGATTACAAACTCAATTGCTTGGATATTAATCAGGTACAAATCTATGATACTACCTATTATTCTTTCATTTTCGAATCAATCATAACTGCCGATACTAATCCCTATAAGGGGCAATTAGCATCTGCTGCAGTTCAATTCATGAATGAATTTACCGATAACG